GATATCCAGAGTACGCATACGAGGTAACAGAGTATTAATCATATACCCGACAACCCTGTGTGCCATTTCTCTCTGGTCTTTTCGACCACCAATGACTTCAAGTGTGTTCATTAGTCCATACATCCTCTAGCAAGACCCTCTGTTGTACATGGGTCTTCTACATACCCGACAAGTGCAAAACACGCAACAATAAAAGCAACTACCCAAAATGTTCTCATTTGATATTCTCCTAAACAGTCTCAATCATACAACCGAATGTCTCTTTAACGACAAAGGTAAAGTCAGTACCTTCTGCCATCTCATTCAGAACCATCTGTTCTTCACAGGCATTACCCAAACACTGGTGGGTTGCAACAATAATAGGGGTTTGGTCTGGATGACATTCCAAAATCGCAAAACCTTCAATTGGATGTCCAACATTATTAAACATTTATGCCATGACCTCTTCTTCTAATTCACCGATTGCTTCATGGATCAAGTGACACAACAAAGGCAAGTCAATCGCAAACCGACCATTTACGGCAGGAACACAAGCGTTCATACAAGCAGTAATATCACTAGTACCGATACCGTGACCACCTTCGATCACATCACGAAACATAAAGTCAACTTCTTCAGCAACAATTTCTTTCATTTCAACAACATTCATTTTTTTATTCCTTCTCTTTCAACTCATCTTACTTATATACTATACATGAAAAAGGGGGGTTTGTCAACCCCCCTTTTATTCTCAATGATTTCAAGTGTTTACACACATCACATATCTCATCACAAAACCTCATTGAGAGAAGTGATTCGGGTGGCGTTTAAGATGATGAGAGAGAGGAGCCACCCGAACCAAACTGTCATCTAAAGATACTCAGGGCCAGTCCAACGGATTTGGAAGTTACCCTCAAGGACATTACCACGAGCGGCATTACGAGCAGGAGCATTGAACCCTGCTGCTTTTAGTAGGTCACCTTTTTTGAATTTTTTGTCGTTGTCAGTGTTTACAACGAAACCCCAAACTTGACCACCATTTTTTTGAAGAATCTTTGTATACTTAGGGCCATTTTTAATAACCCAACCTTCTGCAAATTCTTCGTTCATTTTGACACGAACTTCTGTTTCTGGTTTCATCCACTGACCGTAATCGTAGATTGCAGCCGCAATCATATTCTGAACACCTTCTTCAATAGTCTCAAACTTTTTCATTACTTTAATAGTCATCTCTAAACCTCTTGTTTCAACTCATCTTACTTATATACTATACTACATTTTTTTGGCAAAGTCAAGTGTTTTGTTTACTTTTTTTGAAGTTTTTTCAACTTTTTTTTCTTCTGGTTTTACCTCGTTTTTTGCGTCATAAACAGATTGTTGTCTTCGTCTATGACTCATTACAGTCCTTTGAATAGGTGTAACTCTAGTTACCACTTGCTGAACCACCACTAGATGGGTATTCATCAAATACATAGTTCTCATCCCAATTGAAAGCTTCTCGTACTACATTTGCAGACAAACCTTTATAGTGTTGATGTAACTTTTTATCCTTTGCGGCAATCAATAGTTTTGCTTCATTCTCATGTAGACCTTCTAACATCTGAAAGAACATATTTTCTTTTTGATGTTGTTTGGTGCGATTGTCTGCACCTTCAATAAAGTGCCAGAGTTTCTTTGCCTCTTGTGCAAGGACAGTATGATTTGTACCTTCTGGTGAATCATTAGGTGTATAAGGAACATTACCCTCTGGAAAACACCATACGATTTTAGGATCAAACGCAGCCTTCAATAACATTTTGAGTGAATCTGTTTTGTGTTTTCTTAGGATTTCAATTTTCTTATCTTTAGTTTTTGCTTTAGATACTTTGTCTAATACTTCAGAAAACAAAGGGGTGTAAGTTTGTTCAGGCATTTAAAATTCTCCAATATCATTCATAAGATTTTTCAATCTTGATTGTACAAAATAATTTAATAATTTACTTCTGTCGCCACAAGGCGCACCATCGAACTCAGCCATAATTTGGGTTTCAAGTTCCAGTGGAATCTTGTCCAAGTTGATAAGCGTATCATTTCTCTGGTAGTTTCTTTTGACTTCATCCTGTAAATCATCAATATCTATATCTAACCAATTTTCAATCTTTTTCTTTCCCAAAGGCCTTTGTCTCATTCCATCGACAAATGTGTTATCGGGTGATAGAACATTAGGTACTCCATCACTAGTATCACCTTTGAGTATGTGTTCTTTTATATAGGTAACTGGATCATGTCCATTTACATATTTCTTGAGAATAGGTGAATATTGTTGCACGTTAGAATATTTCTGTAACTGAATAAAGTCTTTGTCACCAGATACAATCATAATCTTATCATCGTTACAGAAATTTTTACATAGTGTGGCGATAATATCATCTGCCTCTGCACCATATACTTCAAGATACTTGTATGGTAGGTTTTCTTTAAATTCTGCCTTAATCTTATTAAGAACACCAAAGATTAAATCCCAATCTTTACTATCTTTTTCTCTACCTTTCCTACGACCAGCTTTATAGTTAGGAAAGAAGTCACGCCTCCAATAGTGTTTAGAGTCATATGTAAGTACAATCTCACCATAATCTTTATTAAACTGACTACGATACATACGAATCGAATTGAGAATCATATGTCTTACCATGCTCTCATCAGGTTCATCAGTTTTAGTCATATTCAAATGCATCATCAGACTGGCTAATGTGATTTGATTCATATCCATGATAATCATAATAAATTACTTTCTTTCTTCTAAGTAAACACTTTTTCTAATTGAATTAAAACTAACAGTAATTCGTTCACTTGTTTCATTTGGTTCTGTCCAATGAGGCAACCAACTAGGGAACAATATTAGATTACCACTCTTAGATTCAACACTAAAGGGGATGGTATCATACTGTGTATCTTTTATAGATAGTTTTCTCTTGTCAGGAAAATCAAAAATCAAAGAAGCACTACCTTCTTCTGCATGAGGATAGTATGCACCACTTACCACGCTACCTTTAGTATTCGACCAAGAATCAACGTGTTTGTGTTTTTCAACTACACCATCCTTACCTAAAACATTAAACCAACTTGCAGATATAATAGTAGGTTCTAAATCGTCAAACTGTTTTACATATTCGTTGATTGTTAGTTGTATTTCTTTTCGCAAATCTTTTAGTACTGGGTGAAATAAAAACTCTCTATTTGTATTGTAACTACTCACTCCATTGATGAGTGAATACTTGCCTGTCTCTGAAGTATCAATAACCTCTAGACATAGTTTGTTAAAATCACTAAAGTCAATTTCCCAAATCAAATCTTCTGTATACATTATGCGGTCTTTCCACCATCGCCATCATCTTCATCATCTGATGAAAGTTCTTTTAACATTTCTTCTAAAATTTCGTGATCAAAGGATGCAAAAATATCTTCTGTTGTAGCAGTTGATGTTATCATTAACATATCAATCATTTCTTGCATTGGATGAGGATATTCTAAAGACCTACACACAGATGCTTTAATTGCTTCATTAACAAATCCTATCTCTCTAACAAACTCATCTCTCTTAATATCCACACCATTTTCTGCAAGACGATGGATCATAGGAATTACAATAGACTCACAGAGTTCATCTATCCACAACATATCCTCAGTTATTTTTTGGGTCTGACTTTTGGAAACAACTTTAACCCTTTTCCAAGGGCCTTTAACTACGTTACCTTTATTCACCCCTTTGGAACTATCGTCTTCCATGTGATCCTCTTTTCTTGATGTTCACCATAACAATTGTCACACCAATCACCATTTCTTAAATATGTATTACACATACGAATATAACCTTCGTGGTTTGCAAGTTCTGCCTCTGCACCCTTGATTTTCCTACGAATGTTACTTCTGGCAATAGAAGCCAGTTCCTTCTGTGTCTTAATCCATTTCTTAACCTTATCTGGATGAAGCATATGTTCTTCTGGTAAACCAACCAAAGAATGGTGAATAGATGTATTCTTAGAAGGCCCCTTTGCAGCACGTGCTTTTGCAAGACGTTCTGCTGCAGCAACCTTCTGCTCAGGTGTCATAGGTTTACGCCTCTTACGAGGTTTCGGTTGTACCCATCCATCATTTACAGATGTTTTTGCTTTGATACGTTTAGTCATCTACTACTCTCCAATTAAATTATCATCATTCATATATCCTACCACAATTTAGTAGCAATGTCAAGAGGAATTTTAACGATCCCATTTACCTTGTTCTTTTAACATATCAATTTTCTTTAACCAC